CTCGCATAAGTACCGCATTGCGCTCCTGAAGCTCCCTGATAGCCTGAGCAGCGATAATACCTGTAGGTCGCTCTCCCCTGTCTGCATCCTCGATATGCCATACCTGATCAAAGAAGCCCCGCAAGATATCCAGGTACTTGTACACATCAAGCGAAACCCTTGGTGGGTCCATGTATCTGATCTGCCCTGCTTGCATAGAGGTGTTTGGTCTGAGGATTAGTCCAGGCTTGTTATTGATATGCGTAGGTTTAATGCCTGTATCTTTAGGTACAATCAGGACAGGCAGCAGGGCTTTGTTCATATGCACATTCAAACGGCTAAGCAGTTCCTCAATAGCCATATTGATATCTGCAGTCTGCTCTAAGGTAGAGAAGCCCCAATTGGTACTCTTATCTTTATAGGAAAGCCCCATAGAGAATGGGAAGCGTCCGAAATGATAGGTTGTAGATACAAACTCAGGATGGCTCTCAAACAGTGTCCAGTTAATATTAGGATTCGGGGTATCGTCCAATACGAGCTTACCGTTATTGGTAAAGGTAATTACCCGTACATTGTCCTGGTATTCACCTGAATAATCCCATACCCAAACCTCAGTAACTACTGCCATTTCACGGTCTGAAGAAGCAGCAGCTCGTCTGGTACGGTACTCTCTACCTCCACTACCTGAAGGAACCGTACCCTGTCTGTTCAATGGAGCAGGCACTTGTTCCTCCCTGACCTCCCCCATCTCTGTGTAAATCTCGTCTGCGTTAACTGTGCCTTCTTCAAGTCCATATAAACGCTCAATCTCGTCACAGCGCATAATCGCTTTGTGATACAGATAAGGTGCATCCTGAAGGTCATCAAACACACCAGGGGCTTTACCAAAGGCAAACGGATCAACCACAGTAATGTCAGGGTATTCTCCGTTATAGATAGCCTTCTCAATCGTAGGCCCGTATATTTCCATCTCGTGTGCTGAATCAAGCAGGGTATCGCTCTGGTTGGTATCGCTCCACCACTTACTCAGCCATGCAGTCAATACCTTGTCAGTTGAAGGGCCGGCATCGCCGCCTATTTCAATGGCTTCAACGGTGGGTTGTTTGGCAGTCAGGTTGGCTACTGTTCGCTGGATATTTGCAAACAGCAGGTTCATGGTCATTTTCTTAAGGCTTGTCCTGGGCGCTCCGCGTTCATCCCAATGATCCCCTCGGAACATACGGTGATTGAATAACCAGCGGTCATACAAGCCAAGACGGTGCTTCTCATCTTCTCCCTCTTGTACCTTCTGAGCAAAGTATTCACCAACGTCCTCATGCCCTTTCGGTGGCAGGTTCGATAAAGTCCAGTTATTCATCAGCTTCCTTCTTTCTTATGTCATAGATACGCCTTCCTACGGCCTGTCTGGTGAAGTTAAACTTCTCCGCAATCTCTGTTGGGCTATGCCCCTTCTCCGTCATATTCAGGATAATGCTGTTGTACTCATCCGGTATTTTACGGGGGCGCTTAACAATATCTGCATCCGTCTTGAGCTTACCGTTCTTCAGATACAGACTTCCGCAATACGGACACTCAATCATTCCGGCCTTGGTTGTTCTTGTTTCTGGAAACGTCCACCACTTGTTATCCCGCACAATCTCTTTGGCCTTGAGCATATCTCCAGTCAAAGGCAGATCAGGGTCATACATATCCGTAGTGACGTGCAGGCTCTTCTTGCAGCTCCAGCAATACACGTTAGCCATTACATCTGCTCCTTAAAGCGACTGTTAGCCTGAGCAATAGGATCTTCTTCTCTGCGTTCACGAAAGATTTGCTCAATAGCAGAGTCAGCAGGGTCATAATCGTCTGGATTGAATTGATCCTTATCAAAGTCATCCATATTGTAGGCAACCGTTTCCTTATCCCTTAAAGGTGGCATGAGCGGTTCATATCCATCACGCTTAGTTCTAAGGACAAACAGACCTCCAATTACAACACCAGCGAGAGAAAAAATGCCCCCCACGCAGAAAGCCAGAACAGTTCCAGCAACAATATTAAAGTAATCCATTGTCTTTCCTTTCTGTTAAATATCATCCACATTGATCGCCTCATCCTCGTCTTCTACGCCATGTATTCTGGCCCAATCCTTCTCTGCCTGAGTCTTAGGCCGCTCATTCTTCCTATTCACTACAGCAGGGTGTGCCTGATCTATAACCATCCCCATCAATGAACACACATCCACAGCATCGTCATGTGCCCCTACAGGGAACGCCAGAAGCTGATCTATAACCCTGTGCCCCATAAGGCTGTCAGGGAAATGCACCTTGCCCCGTGAAGCCATAGATTGAAACGCACGACTACGGGTGGCCTTATCCGTTACAGGGTTTATCCATTCAATACGGCAATACGCCTCGTCATCGGTCATCATCCTGGTCAGGAATGGCTCTATAGCCCTGCGTATAACCCCGCCTTCACCGAACCAACACATAGGTTTATGTACCTGCATCAAAGCCAGCAGCTCGGTAATCCAGGTATCAGCAGTTGTCTGCCCGTACCACCAGTCAACCAACCATATATCGCCGCGCTCATCTATGCCCCACACACCATGCTCAGTAAAATCACCTTCATCAGCTTTGGTGGCGAAGTCAGAGGTTATGTAATAATGTAAATCTCTGGGGAGTTCGTAACTTTGGAAGAGGTGGAACCATTCTCGCTTAAAGAATGTGCCTTCATCAGGTGAAGGTCTTTGCTGAAACAGAGCAGACCAGGTACGGGTTTGTTTTTTGAAGCCCTCAAAGTGTTCTGCGGTAAACCATTCAGGCCAGAGATATTCGCCTATCTCGCGATTCAGAGGATCATCCTTATTCTCGCACTGAGCAGGGATATTCAGAATGTACCAATCACGCCCATCCTCACAGCGCAGCATCCCTGACTCACCATCATAGTCCTTAGGTAAAAGCCTCCCAGACAAGTCATCCTCATGCCATCTGGTCTGGACTACAATCTCCCACCCTCCAGGCACTAAACGAGTTCTAAGGTCATCCTGATATGCATCCCAGGTCTTATCTCGAACTACCTTTGAGTCTGCATCAGCCCTGCCCTTTATCGGATCGTCGATTATTAACCCATTTGCGCGATTGCCAGTGATTCCTGAAAGGATACCTGCAGACATATATTCACTGTCATTGCTCGTAGCCCACATATCAGCAGCACTTGTGTCCTCACTGATACTTACGCTGAAAACACTCTGATACTTCTTGCTTTTAACAATCGCCCTGGCCTTACGACCATGCTTCTTAGCCAGCTCACCACCATAAGAAGCCAGAATAATCTTCGTATTAGGCAGCCTGCCCATTGCCCATACAGGTGCAACACTAGAACAGAAGGTACTCTTTGCAGAGCCTGGAGGCAGAAAGAACATAGCCCTAGGGATCTTGCCCATTATCACCTTCTGCATAACGTCAAGTATCAGAATGTGGTGAGCAGCAATCCCTGTTTCTATAGGTTCATATACCCAGCTATTACTCTCTTCACTTGTACTGACCGGAGCACCAGGAACATCTATATATTTAGTAAAGTCAATCAGAGATTCATGCGCCCTTTTCCGCGCATATAACTCTTCAGCAAGCATCTTCCCCTTTTCATCTGACACAGGATTAGCCAATCCAATACCTCCAATAGTCAAATTAGATATATTAGATGGGATAACATAAGGAAATTCAATGCATCTACTTAATTGTTAGAGCGAGTAAAGCCAGATTTTCTGAAATTTATAAAAATTTTTAGAATTATATGGGAAAGGATATGTAACCAAGAGGGTATAGGATAATGTTGTACAAGATAGGTAAAAACTAAGAGGATAGTTATTAGTGTTATGTGAGATAGGTAGAGGGTATGATTTAGAATTGTATGGAATCGATAAATACAAAGAGGCTAGTTATTAGGGTTATGTGAAATAGGTATATATAACGTACTCCCGAAGGAACTGAGCGATCGTTGGCATAGGGGGCTTCGTGATTGTTTGATGGACGTATGGCATAGGTGGGTGGGCGTTTGGCCCTCTCTGTGGCGTACAGGGCTTCTTATGGGTATATATCCATCATAAATAAGGTAGGAATAGTTTCTGCCCTTTCCCCTCTTCACCGTAGGAGCAGGGAACATTCTTAGCAGGTTCGCTTTAGTTAGCAGCCTGCTTTTTTAGTTGGGGCCGGGATAGTCTCTGCCCTTTCTTCTTTTTTACCCAGGTGGATCTTGCCAAAGGAGCAGGTTCACCAACCTATTGCCTCTTATGGCAGAAAGGAACAGCATCATGAAGATCACAGGTGTAGTAACAAGCGTATCCGAGCAGTTCGTGCTTTTGAATGGGGATAAGAAAGTCCTCGCAAAATATCCCAAAGTCCAGCGCGAGCAGGCTGTCGCACGTGCACGAGTGCTGGGCGCTAACCTCAAACAGGTCGAGAGTGGTTGCTTGATTGGAGCTACCAGGTATTTCGTTGAGGGTAAAGAGATTGCCCTTCCTGACAATCTGCTCAGTCACTCTGCAGACGGTGAGGTGTATAACCCTTCCATCAACATTCCCGAGGTTCTGCCTAAAGGAACTTCCGTTAGCATCGAGGTTGACCCTGCAATGCTTTCCCTGAATGCGGAGAGCAAGACCTTCGCTGCTAAGTCAGGTGAGTATTCACTTGAGCAGGTTCAATCCCGTGCAACCCTTGCTGATTACCTCAGCTAAAGTGTTCGGGATAGTGATGATAGTCCTTCTGATAGTTATTATCAGTTGGGCGATTAACCAATAACGGATAGCAGCCTCGCTACCATAGGGGGCTGCTTTTTTCTTATAAGGGGGTTACTATGCATTCCTATTTAAAGGACGCTATGGACGATCTCATGGACGTTATAGGGCTATACCGTGACGAGGTTGAGCCACCAACCCACGAGGAGATGCTTACAGCCCTCGAACGGGAATCACTTGGCAGGTTGCTGTACGATATGCAGATGCCTGATTCAGGAATGGACTACTAAAGGATAACCTCTACCTGAACCGCCGGATGAGGCGAAAGGAGAACAGGCATGAAAGATACATTTGTAGAACAGGGACTGACATCAGAGGTTTTCGAGGAAATCCTGAGCGCCCCGGTGTGGGGTGTGAGGGAAGAGGTTTGGAACCCCAACGATGGAGGGTACTGGCAGGACTTCTATAAAGTCTGCCCGGAATTTGAAGACCTGTACAAGGGAGTTTTGGAGCAGGAAACAGGATACCTGATTACATGGGGGTGCTCATTGGAGTCGCCCCTTACAAGGGCAATAAAGTTTTACTCGGACAGAGATCCGAGGTGCGGGCAGATACTGGCCCGCCTGAAGAAACAGCCTGTAGGCCAGCCAACAAATTTATGGCCCCGGCTTCGGTCGGGCATAACGAAAGGGAAAGGGAGGAATGATGGAAGTGCCAACGCTTGATTTGAGAAACTAACAAACAGCCTCACTGCCTTAAGGGTGGTGGGGCTTTCCTTTTTTTGTGCTGACAAGGCGTTTGATTCCTTCGGAATGATTTTGGGTTCCACCTTGGTTTGCCCAGGATAGCTAGAGTGGATTAGATACAACCCGTAACTTTAACCGTTTGTGCCTCTTATCACCGCTAGTGCTGCCCTTCACACCTTGAATTGACGTAATTCCTTCAGGGCTATTATTGACGTAATTTATTTACGCTTTGCCCTCATCTGCCTCTCTTCTTCGTCACACAAATGACAACCTGTGCCTCGCATCTCAAACCTCTCCCTGATAATTTCACAAATACCCTCCCAGGACTCTTGTTTCATATTGAGATTATTCTTAAGAAGAAGGTTTCTTACCTGTGCTTCGCTAATTCCAAACAGTGACGATAAGCTTTTGGCTGTCAGTTTTATCATTGTTATATCCACCCGGTCCTTTTGTATAGTTTGCATTCATAACTGCTTGATTATATGTACCACAAAATAGGCTTAAATGGAAGGTTTTAGGCTTATTTGGCTGTTTCAGGTGAATATTGGGGTGAATGGAATGGCTGGATGGATAATATTGATGGCTTATCTGTACACCTATAAGCCTCTATTTAGCCCTATATACCCCCCTTAAATGCCTACATTGGCCTTCTAAGCCCTTATAATTGCTTATTCTGCTATTCTCCTGATGCACTCTTGTTATTCTCTTCAAGCTCTTCTAGCTGGTAAGCAGCCTTGGATTGTTTTTCTATTTGGTTCATGTACTCGGCAGGTAGCAGCCTGACTAAGGTAGATGTTGGTATTTCTTTTACTGTTTTTATATTTATATCTCCATGAGTTTCTATCTCTATCTTGTCTGTCCAGTTGAAGTTGTTCTTTAAGGAGAACTGTGAAGGCCCAGCAGCCGAGGTTCCTAG